ACAAAAGGAAAGTATAAACACGAAACAGGTTTTGAAATTATGGTAACAGAAAACGGAGATATTCTTATTTCACCAGACCACCCGCTTTCTTTAAGATTATCCGAAATTTTTGATAAAAACAAGTGGACAAAAGTTGAGTAGGGGGGTTATAATATGAGCGTAAAAAATAAAGACGAAATTTTAGAAGCAATTAAAACAAGAGTAGGAGATAACACTGATGACGAAACAATTTCATTTCTTGAAGATGTTAGTGACACGCTCGCCGACTTAGAAACAAGAGCAAGTGGTGGTGAGGACTGGAAAACAAAATATGAAGAAAACGATAAATCGTGGCGAGAGCGTTATACGAACCGTTTTTTCAGTAAAGAACCAGAGCCAGACCCTAAACTAGGCCCGGAACCAGAGCCAGAAGTGAAAAAAACATTTTCAGATTTATTTAAGGAGGGTTAAATATATGCCTAAAAGAGTTGCAGTAAGCACATTAAACGCAACAACAATGGACATTCTTAACGTTATCAGACAGAACGCCGGTTATGATTATCAGCAGAATGTGCCAGAAGTTACAAAGACAACTGACATCCCGAAAGTAGGAGAAGTGATTTACGGTACACCAGCTTTTGCGAATCAGTTTATCAATGCGCTTGTAAACCGTATTGCAATTGTACGAATGCAGAGCGCAACATTTAATAACCCATACGCAATTTTAAAAAAGGGCTATCTCGAATTTGGTGAGAGTATTGAGGATATTTTCGTTTCCATAGCAAAGGCTGTGGACTTTGACGTTGAAAAAGCACCAAAAAGGGAATTTCAGAGAAACATTCCAGATGTTAGAAGTGTATTTCACACAATGAACTGGCGTGCTGTATATCCTGTTACTATACAGGATGAAGATTTACGACAGGCTTTTCTTTCAATTGATGGTGTACAGAACCTTATTGCAAAAATCGTTGATTCCGTTTACACTGGTGCTGAATATGATGAATTTTTGCTGTTTAAATATCTGCTTATTAAAGCAATCAGCCACGGAAAAATGTTTCCTATCTCTACAGGACAGGCGAACGATTTGACTGATGCCGCAGTGAAATTCAGAGGTACATCAAATATTTTACCGTTTATGTCCTCTAATTATAATGAGGCTGGAGTTAAAACAAATACACCAAAAGACAGACAGGTTATTTTCATGGATGCAACTTTCAACGCAGAATTTGACGTATCTGTCCTTGCTTCTGCATTCAACATGGAAAAGGCTGATTTCATGGGCAGGCTGTTTATTATTGACAGTTGGTCTGAGTTTGACAACGAACGTTTTGACGTTATCAGAGAAAATTCTGACGGTATCGAACCAATTACCACAGATGAGTTAAATCTAATGAAAGACGTAAAAGCGGTATTGCTTGATGAAAATTGGTTCCAGGTTTACGACAACAATAACAAGTTCACTGAAAAGTATGTGGCTAGTGGTTTGTATTGGAACTATTTCTACCACACATGGAAAACAGTTTCCTATTCACCATTTGCAAATGCTGTTGTATTCGTTCAGAGCACAGCAACAATCACTTTACCGACTACATTAACAGTTGAAATTATCAGCAAAGACAACAGTGAAGATGCTACCGTGTTTGCGTTAAGTGCTGATACTGACGGTGCTAGTCTTGAACCAAACAGTGTGCATTTTGTACAGGATGAAAGCACAACCACAAATGGCATTGCAATTCAGAAATACGGTGCGGTTATTATTCCAGCTTCAAAAGCAGCTACCGAAATAACTTTAGTGGCAGAGATTAATGGGCAGACTTATAAGGGAGCTACACCCATTTCAAGTGCTAACAATGTTGGAGATACTGTAACAATGAACAAAGCGTAAATAGTCAATCTAGGGCGAGCTAATAACTTGCCCTAGAGTTTTGAAAGAGGTTAATATATGTATATCGAGCCTAATACCAATATTCGTATTTTAAAAGACGTTCCTTTAGATAAAACATTTGACCATACCATATATTTTGGAAGTGCCAGTGCACAGGCTGCTTATTTCATGGGATTGCAGAAATACAACTTGAATAATTACACGTACCAGAGAGTTAAGCGTGGTTATGCAAGGGTTGGAATAAAAGCTGATAATTTGTATGACTGTAATTATATGATGTTTCAAAATACCTCATATGGCAATAAATGGTTTTACGCATTTATCACTTCTGTTGAGTATTTAAACAACGAATGTTCGCAAATTGAATTTGAAATTGATGTAATGCAGACATGGTTTTTTGATTACAGTTTAGAGCAGTGCTTTGTTGAAAGAGAGCACACCGTAACAGATAATATTGGAATTCACATTGAGCCAGAAAACGTGAATTTAGGTGAGTATGTGTTTAACGATTACAAAGATTTATCTGTTGCGCTAAATAAACTTGCAGTTTTTGTTGCTGTTAGCGACGCAGATGAAGCTCCCAACGGCACAGTTTATGACGGTGTGTACGGTGGGTGTACATTACATGCATACCCACTCGATAAGACGGAATCAATAAACACACTTTTAACGAAATACGCTCAAAAACCAGATGCAGTTGTAGCTATGTATATTGCACCAGCTATTGCTACAGGTAGTGTTATACCAGATGAGGGAATGACAATTGTTTTTTCAAAAAATGCGTATTCGTTTAATAGTTCAAGTGGTGCGGTAAGTGATGAAATGAAAATAGATGGGTATAAACCGAAAAATAAAAAACTATACACATACCCATATAATTTTTATTGTATTACAAATGCTGGAGCTTCTTCACTAAATTTAAGGTATGAGTTTTTTGAAAACCTAACGCCAGCATGGAATATAACAGTGCCAATGACAATGCCTATACAATGTGTACTAAGACCACGCAATTACAAGGGTGCTGAACTAAATTTAAACGAAACCTTAACACTGGCGAATTATCCTATGTGTTCGTGGAGTACAGATGCGTTTCGCGCGTGGCTGGCGCAAAATGCTTTACCATTAGCGTCAGAAACAGGGGTTAAAATGGTAAGCGGTTATTTAGGAGGTGGAGTTGCAGGTGCGACTGTAAACACTGCAAACACAGTTATGAAAGCACTGTCGGAGGGGTATCAAGCTTCAATTCAAGCGGATGTTGTAAGGGGTAGTATTAACACTGGTAACAATAGTGTTGCTAGTGGACTACAATCTTTTTACGGCGGTAGATGTTCCATAAGTGCCCAATATGCCAGAATGATTGATGATTATTTCACTGTTTATGGTTATGCTGTGAAAAGACTGAAAATTCCAAACAGAAATAGTCGTCCACATTGGAATTATGTTAAAACTATAGGGTGCACAATAACAGGTAGCATTCCCAGTGATGATATGAGATTAATTTGCAGTATATACGATAATGGCATTACTTTTTGGAAAAAAGGGTCTGAAATAGGGAATTATAGTTTAGACAACAGTCCGCAAGGGGGTGTATAAATGAGTAACAGAAAAAGAGAAAAAACACTGTTTGGTGAAAGTGCTACTGTAAATAATCTATCATATATGCAGTATTTGAACAGATTAACAGAGTTGAGCGTATCAATGTTTGAATGGAAAAATTTACCGCCAACCGTAGATGCAAGGTATCTGGAATTACATTTGTTTGAGACTGGGTCTATGGTTTATTTTGATGATGACGTAATAGGCAATCTTTGTTTAGACTGTTTACCTAGCGGAAGATTAGACGTTTACGGAAATCCAGTGTTAAGGCGTGCTTATTCTGGATATAATAACTACCAGAAATTGTTAAAAGAAAGCAACAGTGTAATTATCTGGAATAACTATTTGCACACTAATTCAATTTTAGAGGTGAAAATGTTTGCAAGAAGATTGTATAACCTGGATAGAATTATAGATGTAAACGCTAATGCACAGAAAACACCAGTGCTGATACAGGGTACAGAACAACAGAGATTGACCTTAAAGAATTTATATAAAGAGTTTGATGGTAATTCACCTTTCATTTTTGGCGATAAAAACCTTGACTTAAATTCTTTAAAGTGCTTACAAACTGGTGCGCCATATGTTTGTGATAAATTGTATAATTTGAAACAAATGTATTGGAATGAAGCGTTGACCTATTTAGGCATTAATAACAATGGAGCACAAAAGCGTGAACGTATGTTAGCTATAGAAAGTTCACAGGCGCAGGGCGGAACTATTTCAAGCAGGTATTCCAGATTGCAGAGCAGAAGAGAAGCTGTTGAAAAAATAAATGCTATGTTTGGCACTAATATTGAAGTCAATTACAGAGAAGATTTTATGAGTATCTATGAGGGGCAAGGTGTTGATACCACAGGGGGAGAAAGTGAGGTTGTGTTAAATGAGTAAGTATACAACTGAGGTTCGTTTTATCTGTGAAAGTAAGTCTGGACTTGAAAATTCTAAAGGGTGTGATGATGTTGACGAAATTTTAAATAATAGCTGGAATAAAATTTTTACAACAAAAGCTGAAATTTTCGACGAAAATTACAGGGCTGTTATTTGCAGGAAAATTTTAAAACATTATTATTTAAGAGAAATTTGCTCTGAAACTGTCGGCATTTGGAAGTTGTGGTTAAATACAAGGTTAGAAGAAATTTTACCGTATTATAATCAACTTTACAAAAGCGCACTGTTAGAATTTAACCCATTGTATGATGTGAATATTACAAGAACGCATAATAGAACTATTGCCGAAAATAAAACAGAAAATGGAACTAGCACAGAAACAAGTACAGATAAAAATACTGGAAGTGGAACAAGGGATAATACTACAAGTGGAACTAATAAAAATAGTGGTACGAGTAATGTTAGTGATAGTGGTTCTAGTAATAGTAAAGACTTGTACAGTGATACACCACAGGGAGCTTTAACTGGGATTGAAACTGAAACGTATTTGACTAATGCTAGAAAGATTACTAATACAGATAGTAGTACAAGTGAAAGTAGTAATAGTGGTAGCGGTGAATATAAAGATACTGGAAACGTTAAGTATAGTGATACAAGTGATAGAACAAATACAAAAAATGGAAGTAATAGTAATACTGGAACGGTGAATAATACGGAAGAATATTTAGAAACAGTTAGCGGTAAACAGGGTAGTGGAAGTTATAGTAATATGATTAAAGAGTATCGTGATACATTCCTAAATATTGATAGAATGGTTATTGCTGAATTTGATGATTTATTCTTTGGGCTATGGTAAAGGAGAAAAAGTATGAGTGATGAAAGAACGATAAAACCTAATTCGCCAGCTGATTTTACACCACAGTTGGGGGATTATAAGACTTTGCAACCGTTTAGATACTGGTGCCAGAAAGTGTTGCCATTGGTGTATGATGACAGTTTGAGCTATTATGAATTGCTTTGTAAAGTGGTTGACTATCTAAATAAGACAATGGAAGATGTAGAAACCTTGCATGGTGATGTTACTAGCCTACACACCGCTTACACCGAATTGCAGGATTATGTAAATAACTATTTCAGTACGCTTGACGTACAGGCAGAAATTAATAATAAGCTTGACAGCATGGCTAAAGATGGCAGTTTAACTAATTTAATTAAAGCTTACATTGACCCTCTTGTTAATGAACAGAATAACAAAATCACAGTTCTTGAAAATAGAATGAATACGTTTGCTAGTTTGCCAGGGGGCAGTACAACTGGCGATGCCGAATTAATTGATATTAGAGTACCAGCTAAAGGATTTAATAATGATACACCATATCCAACAGCCGGTGCGGCAGTTAGAGGGCAAAGTGGGGCACTAAAGAAAGATTTATCTGAAATTTTTGAAAAAAGCTTTACATGGGCCGATAATTTGATGTTTAATTGCAACGGTTACCTTGATAAAACAATTGATACGTTTAGCTCAGCAAAAATTGATGTATCAGCTTTTAATGGATTTCGTATTTATATTACCACTTATACTGCATTTAACGGCACGTATGGGTTCTACGATGAGCCGTTCAACGAAAAAAACAAACCAATAAAATGGAAAAGCGAAAAAAACGAGGGCTATAAAATATATTCATATGATGATATTATTCCTTATGGCGCTAAATGGCTATTTGTTTCTTGTAAAACATCAAACAAGAATAATTTCGAGTTTAGATATGAAAGTATATTAAATAAAATTCTAGCAGATGGTGTAGATAAGAACTATTTATTTACAAAATTTTTAACACCTGTAGTAACTATTGTTGATGATGACACGAAAAAAGGTAGTTTTCCTATTGTAAAAGAAATATGTGACAACAATAATATTAAATGTAGCTTTGGTTGTGTTTGGGCGAATATCCAAAACGATGAATCAAGCCTTTCATTACTTAAATCTTATCAACAACAAGGGTTTCACATCATGTCACACCCAGACATTAATAACGCGAACTGGAATATAAACAATCCATCTTATAACTTATCAACCGCAGAGCAACAACTTATTGAATGTGTAACATACCTAAAAAGTCAAGGATTTATTGATTGTGATCATGTTGTTTCGCCTGGTGGAGCAAACAGTGAGCCAATACAACAGATGGTAAGCAAATGGTGTCCGTCCATGATTGGTAAAAATGATAATACAAGTAACCATTTATTTGGACATGGTGAATATGATTTACGGAGAATATTTATTGATAACGACCATAATTTTGAATATTATAAAAATTGTATTGATTTAGGGTTAAATAATGGCGACTGGGTCATCATTGGTACACATTCGTGGGATTTGAATGAAACATCAAAGAAAATTCTAAATGACTTGATTGTGTATATTAAAGGAAAGAATATTTCAATTGAAACATACAATAAAGTTATTAGAGAACGAAAAATAATGTATTCGCTTTACCCACTTGTAAATGTTACTAATTAGTAGTGTATAATCAACTAAATAGCTAGAGTTAATATATAAAGGCAGATTGCAAGTACAAGAATTGCACTCTGCCTTTTGCAGTATATGCACATTTAAAAAATAAACGGAGTACCCCCCTTGAGTTGAATGGGGTCCAATACCATATTTTGTGGTAAATGTCAATACTTTATTGGTTTATTTAAAATAAAAATGCGCGGATAAGATATAATCTCGATAACCTTTTATAATATCTTTTGCTACCTGTTCAGCTGTTAAGC